GTGGCGGCCTCAGTCCGGAACAATTTGAAAACAAGAACCTCGCTTAGGCCTGTGTCCATATTACGTGGGTAGGATCACAGTTCCACAGCACATTCAGTACAGATTTATAAACCTGCTGAAACTCGGTTTCGTCCATGTTCGCAAATGCGATAGATTTTGCCCTGCGCCCACGACTACCATCAGGATAAATATACTCGGTGTAAAATCCTGCCTGAATGGTTACCCACTCGCGGAAAGCGTCAAACGACTTTAGCAATGCCGTATCCCGGGTTCTGCATGTCGCAACGGTATTAAGGTATTGCTCTGCGGCATCACTCAGGGCTGGAGTGTGTTCCCGACCTACTGATTCGCACAAGTAATCAACGAAGCCCGATACCAGTTTTCGTTCGCGAGGCGTGATCGCCCCACCGACCGGAGTCCAGTAATCGAATCCCAGTTGCAGGAGTTTGAAAAAACGCTTGTGGAATGCGTAGTTACGCACACGCTTAAAGTCTGCGTGTATCCACTCACCTATTTTGATTTGATGCAAAAAATCGCAACTCTCCGGCGTCGCCGGGAGAAGTAAACCAGAAGAGGTTTGTTTGACCAGTTGTATATGCGCCATTTCTCAATCTCTCGATGACGCAGCGCAGCAGATGCCAGTTGTTCAGGCTGACGAATAAAGTATAAATAAACTGGCTATGGTGTAAAGCCCCACATAGCATGAACAAACACTACATATCAAATAGCTGGTACAAGGATAGAAATACGACATTTATTATTAAAAACGATTAGATAAATTACATTTTAATGTTATGCAAAAGTTCTTTTTTATCATAACATTTCAATAAAAGCATTACAGATGCAATCATCCCGTCATCATCAATTATTTAAGGTGGTTAAACATGGAAAATAACAAGTTCGCACATCTCGCTCCTTTTTTATCCGTAATCCTTTTCGCTTGTTGTTTTATATGGGCATTATTTTTATAAAGTAGCCACATGATAAGTTGCTGGAATCATATTTCCCACTCAAGTCATTAACATTTGATAAGATATATCTAAAAGGACGCCTTTACATTATTTATGTGTATATAATTTATTTATATACACAGTAAAGGTATCCTGGGAAAATATTTATCGTTAAAAAATACATCATAAATAATTAAGCTGAAATTTCAGAACACAACTAATACACACAATAAGGTTCAGTAACAATAATCTATGTAGACTACATCGAGATTTTTTGATTAAACTTTAATAACTTATTCCTAACACACAGAATGCATAAACTAAAAGTAAAACAAATAGTTATACGAAAAACAACCATATTTATTATATCTTCTCCTCTAATCAACATATCAATTATGTGTTTCATAACAGCTTGACATAACCCTCAAAAACACGCATTTATAATGCATGTTTTTGAGGAGGTGGTTATGACACACAAGAGAATTCCTAAAGATTGGGTAATCAAACGCTCAACTCCGTTCTTCACAAAAGAGAACGTACCTTCAGCGTTATTAACACATCATAATACAGCAGCAGGTGTTTTTGGGCAGTTGTGCGTAATGGAAGGCACTGTAACATATTATGGTTTTACTGATGAGAATGCTACTGAACCGGAGATAAAAGTAGTCATTAATGCTGGCGCTTTTGCAACAAGCCCACCACAATACTGGCACCGTGTTGAACTAAGCGATGATGCTCTGTTTAATATTAACTTTTGGGTCGCTCCAGACTTCTCGGGCGAAAAAGTCTATAGCACCAAAAAATAGATGATCATATTAAAAATGCTTTAACAGTCAGACCCGGCAGGGCTATCCCCGACGGGTCTCATTTTTGTAAATATATTGGTTCTACATTGACAGGAGACTTCAACCATAAGAAGTAATCTGAATACTTGAGCAATAAATTTACTTAAGATTAATGAGCGCACCTTGCCGGACAAAGATAAACCAAGGTAACACCTTTTTTCTAGCCAGTATGTAATCAATCAGAAAGCCGCTCCATAAGAACAACAGCAAGACAATAAATTGCCATTACAGCCGCAATAGCCAGCGCACATTTGAGAACCAGCACGACAACCCCCTGTATTAGACGCACACCAGTCCTGATAAATATGAGGCTGTCTCGTCAGTGATTCAATACAACTATTGGGTATAGTTTCTGTGATTTTATTCTGTAGAAATGGAACACAACAACCAGTCACCACCAGCACTTCTTTAAATACGCCAAGTCCGACGCAAGCTAACCTTCTAGTCCGCTTTGAGCGAAAAGCAGACTGTCACGCGTTGAAGTTAATTGTATTACTTAGATAAACACTATCATTTTCCTGACGTTAAGTTGTATCTTTGATAGGATTAAAAAACGTATAGATAGCTTATGCTACTGAGGGAATAAAAATGACGAAAATTAGTGAACGATGGAAGCACAATGGCATTACTGAAGGTTATTGCAATATTTGTGGGAAATATGGCTTGCTCACAAAAGATCATGTTCCTCCAAAGTGCGCCATAACCTTAGGCCCTGTTTTGCAGAAAACAGTTAGCGAATTTTTTGGTATTCAGGAACCAGTTAAACCATTAAATGCTAAAAATGGCTCTTATTTCAGAACCATTTGCAGCCACTGTAACAATAAGGTATTAGGTGGGCTCGATGTTGCAATTGAAAATGTAACAAAGTCCTTTAAAGAACAGTTAAGTCGATATATGAATGGTATGAATGTATATCCATTCATTAGAATACCTTTTGATAGCATATCTTTCACTAAGGCTATGATTGGGCACGTGCTATCAGCAACTTCAGTTGAAGATTGTAAAAAAGAACCCGTAGATAGCCCCTTCTATACACCTTTAAAGGATTATGTTTTGGGTAAAAATTCAAGTTTTGAGGAAACTCATGATATTTACTACTGGTTTTACCCACACAGAATGCACATATCCGCTCAAAGTGTAGCATTTATGAACGAAGGACATGTGGCATTTATTTGTGCTTTACATTTTTTTCCTATCGGTTTTATTATCACAATGAAAAATGAAGGAACATACCCTGCCCACTCTACAAAATTAGAACTTGAAGATAAATTCCTTACATTTAATATGACCTCTATAAATTATGAGTATACGACATTTCCATTTGTAAATCTTAAGGGAAACCAAATGTATGCGATAAGCAACGGTCATACTTGTGTGAGTTATCCAATAATTAAGTGACGGCTAAATCATACAATCTACGCATGTTCACTTTCTACATATACCATCTATAATGTCCGCTGTTGGCACAAAGCGGACAACCACGCTAGCTCTACCCTGTGCCACAAAATGTCAATTTGCATCTGAACTAATGCACTTTAATCTCGTCACTTCAATAAATACCGAACATCACCCTGATAAAACGACAATATGCGCTGCATAACTTCACTCTTCCGGCACTCGCGACAGATTATGTTCTGACGCCTGTCGTAGCGACGTATTTCTCCGTCAGGTAATGACCAGATAAGGTCCGGATCAACCGCAGATGGTTTCTTCAGCTTTGCCCTTGAGAGCTTTTTACGGGCATTTTGCCAGTCCTTACGCGCCTGTTCAGACGGGAATAACCCGTAACCAGAGTTGTATACATCGCCGCTGGCAACCAGCTCTCTTGCGAGAACGCTCATCAGATATCTTGTCGCACCTGTCTTGACTTCCAGTTGCCGTAACGTCTAGCGTCCACTCCGGCGTACTAGCTCAACAACCTGCCCTTTAATTTTTTCCCGCTCTTCCTGTGTAAAAACTTTTGCCATAAGCGCCTCCGGCAATCACTTTTCCGACACAATACGACTGGAGGAATCGACAATCTGTCGGACAATATCCCGGTGCTTGTTCAGCTCCCGCAGCGCGGCGCAGACTCGCTCCCACTTCTGGACATGATTTTTCGCCCGACGCAGTTCGCGGTTTGCCATATGCAGCGATGGTAAAACCAGGTCATCCGCTTGCGTTTCAGTAAACGATGGCAGCGACTGCACAATGTCCGCCACAGTTTCTGTTTTAATATCTTCCTGTGTTGCCGCTTCCTGTACTGGTAACGCAACACCGGCTGGCTGAGGAAAGGCTTTACCATCAGTTTCCGCTACCGATGCAGCTTTCGGCTCTGCTGGTAAATTATCGCCCGGCATGCAGTAACGAAATTTACCGTTCTGATTAACGCGAATCAGACGACCTTTACTGATTGCCATTGCCAGCGTTGAAGCCACTTTGCGTGATGTGATGCCGAAAAACGTAGCCAGTTCATCCGCCGTTTGTGGGCCACGTTGTTCAATCGTCGCAGTTAAATCGCACTCCGAAATTTTTGCGACTGTTGCCGTGGTGGTTTCTTCCGGCAGTTCTGCCTGCTCTGGCTGTTCCTGCTGAACGTTGTTATCAGCCACGCGCCAGGTGTATACGCTTTTATCAACGAAGCCAGCCTTTTTCAGTTCCCACAGCTCGTTCAGCACTTCTTCACGACTGATATCAAGTCGCGCAGCCAGTTCTACCGACGTAGCTTTCCCCATTGCTTTCAGTGCGTCAAAAACAGTCTCCATTAAATTTTTCTCCCGGTAAAAATTACTTCGCAATTCCTGGCTGGACGACATTCGGACGCCAGCTCTCCCAGTTAAAATTCACCCATCGCCCGCCGTTCATGGTCATGCGATCCATAATCCGCTCGCCGAGCAATGTTTTCATGGCCTCATAGTTCAGGTTTGTCAGCATTCCCACGCTACGCATCGACGCTGTCCGTCGATCAATAATCTGGTGCAGTACCACCTGCTCGTTTTTCGTCTCGCGCTGAATGCCAATTTCATCAAGAACCAGCAGATCCACTTCGCACAGTTCCCGCAAAAATTTTTCGCCTGACTGCCCGTCGTCATAGCTGGCGTGGAGGGCACTCATAACATCAGCCACGGTAACCACAATCACTGTCTGACCGTCTTTCAGCAGGCGATTCCCGATAGCTGCCGCTAAGTGATTCTTCCCGGTACCAGGTTTTCCGCTGAACGCAAAATTTGTACACCCGGTCATCAGTTCATCAGCGATGGATTTCGCCTGACTCAACGCGTATCGCTGCCCTTCGTTCTGCACCTGGTAATTCGAAAACGAGCATTTGCGGTGCAATGGCTGGATGCCAGAGCGATTCAGAATTTTTTCCACCCGCAACTGACGATTCTGACGGTTGATCTCCTCACAACGTTTCTGGCCTTCGGAAAGTTGCCACTCGCGCCACTCCGCTACCGTCTTGAATGGCGCGGTTACATGTGACGGGGCCAGTCTGCGGATACGTTCAAGAACGTCGCCTGTCGCAATATTTTTCATGGTCAGTTACCCCCTGAAGCCTGGCGGGATCGCACTATCCGGTAACGAGACGGTGTTAACCTGTCGGAGTAACGTCTCAGGTCGAACACCTTTCGGCGCGAACAAGCCCTGGTATTCGTTGGCGATGCTGTGTCGAATCACCTGCTCAGGTGAAAAACCCTGCTGGCGGAATTTTTCCAGCTCCCGTATCGCCCCGTTAGCGCCCTGCTCCGTTCGAATCGGTTTTCGCAATGCCTGCCTGAACTGAACCCACTCATGCCAGAGTGTTTCCGGCAACCAGTCAGGCAGCTCGATAGCCTCCGGTTCGAATTTTTTAGACGCTCGTTTTTGGCGAGGGGGATTTAGGGGGAGATAAGTATTTATATCTTCCTCTTTCTCTTCCTCTGGTAACGCTTTTTGATCCGTTTTTGTAACGCTGGCAGCGTTACCTTTTCGTTTCAGTTCTCGTATTTTTGTTACTCTCTCGTTTGTAACCGCCCGTTTTTTAGAGCTTTTCCCGTTATGGCGCTCAAAGTTAGGAAGCGACAACACACCATTAGTTTCGACCAGCCATCCAACCTGAATTAACGCATCAGCAAAACCAGCCATAAAAGTGATGCGATCTATTGCACTTTTTGTAACGCCGCGAGCGTTACACTCTGCGTTACCGTCTATCATTTGTTGATCCGCCCATGCCCAGAAGCGAATGACTTTCCCTAATGCGGCATCTGGATCAATATTCAGAATCTCAGCAAGCCTGAATATTTCCGGCTTATCCGGCGTAATAACTTCGAGCTTTATCCAGTTTGAAGCCATTTGTTTTCACCTTGTAACGCTCGCAGCGTTACATTTAACAGATACCGAACAAAACAGTTCGGTACGATTAATTTCAATCAATGCACTACGACAGAATCGCTAGGAGAACCGCCGCCGCTGAAATGCGCTTTCCGGTAAACGGCTTGGACTGCATCATCATGCGCATCAATTGCCGTACTTAACGCTTCCTGCGCCGCCAGTAATGCACGGCGTTCCAGGGTATCGAAGATGCAGAGTCGGTGACGCAGCTCGCGCGGAAGGATTGCCAGAATTGCTGGGATCAGCTTCTGAATTTTTTCCCTTTGCGCATTCGTTTCACCTTTCAACCAACGGTGATAGATATTCTGCTGATTGTTCCAGTCCTTGCCTGGAACCAGGGGCAATTCGCCGCCCCCCTGGCGCAGATATTCTTCAGTAATTGCATTGGCTACCCATGCCTGCCCTTTTTCGGCTGCCAGGGCAAACAACACCGATTCGATGTGCTCATGCTTGATTTTCATGAATCATTTGCCTCTTGATGTTTCAGGTATGATCAAATGAGGATTTGTTACTGTCATTTAGTTGCTTCACTGACATATTCTGCGAACAACATGCCGAACGTCGTAAATATGACCAGTCAATATCAGGACGAAGTTCTTCGCACAGCACCTCACCTCTTGTTGCACGTTCAATTGCTGGACATCTCTCGGCAGGCAATTGACGTACCCCTTTGATCCATTGATTTACGCTTGGAGGTGATACACCTAAAAGCCTAGCCATTGCTGTTTGCCCACCGACAACAGCACAAGCTTGCTTGAATGAATAGTTCTCTTTTTTCATCGAATGAACTCCAAAAACACACAGAGATATTAGGCGACGCCTAATACAAATGTCAATAGGCTATGCCTAATACAATGAGAGTAGGGATTGCCTAATGCAATGAGCATAGGAGAATATTAAGCAATGCTTAGTGGTAAAGACTTAGGCCGAGCGATAGAGCAGGCCATTAACAAAAAAATCGCATCGGGATCCGTCAAATCAAAGGCGGAGGTCGCACGCCACTTCAAAGTCCAACCACCATCAATCTATGACTGGATTAAGAAAGGCTCCATAAGTAAAGATAAACTTCCAGAATTATGGCGTTTCTTTGCTGATGTTGTTGGTCCAGAGCATTGGGGGCTTAACGAATACCCCATACCAACCCCCACCAATCCAGATACAAAAAGTGAACTTTTAGATATAAACAACCTTTATCAAGCAGCCTCTGATGAAATAAGAGCGATTGTAGCTTTCCTGTTATCTGGAAATGCTACAGAACCAGATTGGGTTGACCACGATGTTCGCGCCTACATAGCAGCGATGGAAATGAAAGTGGGTAAGTATCTGAAAGCTCTAGAATCTGAACGGAAAAGCCAGAACATCACAAAAACTGGAACTTAAACTTATATGGTCTGACGGAAAACTCCTGGATTCCGTTATTTAACCCCCCCATCACTTTCTCCAGTCGCCATCACCTATTAGGTTACGCTTAAAACATTAGGCATAGCCTATTGACAATCAATTAGGCATTACCTATAGTTCCAGCATACCACCCACCCCGCCCCACAGAACGCCAGGCAATACTTCGAGTTACCAGGCAGTGGTCAGGGGTTAAGTAGCCAGCCCGAGGCGTATGAACATGACGGCGGGATTCAAATTTTGCAGTGCAGCAGTTAGTTCCGCCACCCGGCGTTAAGGGGATAGATAAGATGGTGCATTACGAAGTAGTTCAGTATTTGATGGATTGTTGCGGTATCACTTACAACCAGGCTGTGCAGGCTTTACGCAGCAACGACTGGGATCTCTGGCAGGCAGAAGTCGCTATACGTAGCAACAAGATGTGAGATTCGCAAAATGCAAAAAATCGACCTCGGCAACAACGAATCCCTGGTGTGCGGCGTGTTCCCCAACCAGGATGGAACGTTCACTGCCATGACGTATACCAAAAGCAAAACATTTAAAACCGAAACTGGTGCGCGCCGATGGTTGGAGAAGCACACAGTAAGCTAACGATTAAAACGTCTACTCCTGCTGTTCCAGAATAACTTCATAAAATGGGAGTATTTTTCGGTGACGAGATAATAAGAACAGTTTGCGCTATCACTCTGATGTTGAATGATGCCCTTCCGTTCTAATTTTTTCATAACCGGGTTACGGCAAGGAGAAGTGATAATAAGATTTCCTGTTTTAAGGAAATCTTTAAATACAGCGATTTCTTTCTCAGATAAACGAAGCAATACTCGTTGCTCTGGTAGTAATGAATAATGCTTTTGAATATGTGCTCGCAATCTTGAGAAGGAAATGGCGACCACGAAAGAAAAGGCAAAAACGATAATCTGAAAGAGCCAAGGTATTTCAGTATAAGCATTGAATGCGACAGTAAACTCTTTCGGTATCAGCCAGAGAGTGAGACCAAAAATGATAATCGTATACATAAGTCTTTCGAGTGGCTCGTTAGCAAAAAGTTTCAACAATGGAGTAAATACATCCAACATATCAATAACTCTCAACTGTAAGGGTATTGAAATGTTAACACAAGCTCTCGCTGTAGGGGTATAGCCGAGACCACCGAAGCCCGGAGGTGGTGAAATAAAACCGGGCACAACACGAAGGCGCATTTCCGATATCCATAAAGAGTCGGTCTTGTCTGTTAAATTTAAATGGTGGGAGTGCGCCTCCGGTTGTAAATAACGACATTGCTGTGTGTAGTCCTGGCGGCATCAGTTTTTTTCTTGAAGTTCGGCTGATGTCCGCCCTTTTTAAAGTGAATTTTGTGATGCGGTGAATGCGGCTAAGCGCACGTGGCACAGTTAAAAGTCATGTTAGTCCTTATTGGTTTGGGTGGGAAAGCCGACTGTAATTGTTAACTGGTTGCAGTCACCTGGAGGCACCAGGCACCGCATCAACAAAGTTCATTTGTAAAAATGGAGATAATTATGATTGCACATCACTTCGGAACTGATGAAATACCACGTCAGTGTGTGACTCCTGGCGATTATGTTCTTCATGAAGGCCGGACATATATTGCCTCGGCAAACAATATTAAAAAGCGAAAACTATATATTCGTAACCTGACCACAAAAACATGCATTACTGACCGCATGATTAAAGCCTTCCTCGGTCGTGATGGTTTACCTGTAAAGGCGGAGTCATGGTGATGACTAAGAAAATAAAATGTGCTTACCACCTTTGCAAAAAAGACGTTGAAGAAAGCAAAGCTATTGAAAGAATGCTTCACTTCATGCACGGGATTTTATCAAAAGACGAACCGAGAAAATATTGCAGTGAAGCTTGTGCCGAAAAAGACCAGATGGCACATGAACTTTAATTAATTGACTATTCGAAACTGAATTTATGCCAGAAATGGCAGGTATTCGCTCAACCTTAATTAAGGAGAAAAACATGATTACCAATTATAAAGCCACTGTTGTAACTACCGATGACATTGTTCACGAGGTGAATCTGGAAGGAAAGCGCATTGGCTACGTAATTAAAACAGAAAATAAAGAAACCCCATTCACTGTGGTTGATATCGATGGTCCATCAGGCAACGTAAAAACACTTGATGAAGGTGTCAAAAAAATGTGCCTGGTGCATATCGGAAAGAATCTGCCCGCAGAAAAAAAAGCCGAATTTCTGGCAACTCTAATTGCAATGAAATTAAAAGGTGAAATCTGAAAGAAATAGCCTGCGTATGGCGCAGGCTATGAACAGTGTGTATCCGGCAAGATCATTCACTGAACAAAACGAATTTTAATCTGAGTTGAGGTTAAAAAACAATGAGCACAAAACCACTCTTCCTGTTACGGAAAGCGAAAAAATCATCCGGTGAACCTGACGTCGTCCTGTGGGCAAGCAACGATTTTGAATCGACCTGTGCCACTCTGGACTACCTGATCGTTAAGTCAGGTAAAAAACTGAGCAGCTATTTTAAAGCTGTTGCCACGAATTTTCCTGTCGTTAATGACCTGCCCGCTGAAGGTGAGATCGATTTTACCTGGAGTGAACGCTATCAACTCAGCAAAGACTCCATGACATGGGAACTAAAACCGGGAGCAGCACCAGACAACGCTCACTATCAAGGCAATACCAACGTCAACGGCGAAGACATGACTGAGATTGAGGAGAATATGCTACTCCCAATTTCTGGCCAGGAACTGCCCATTCGTTGGCTTGCTCAACACGGCAGCGAAAAACCGGTAACGCACGTTTCACGCGACGGACTCCAGGCATTACACATTGCTCGGGCTGAAGAACTACCGGCTGTTACTGCCCTGGCTGTTTCCCACAAAACCAGCCTGCTCGACCCGCTGGAAATTCGCGAACTCCACAAACTGGTTCGTGACACTGACAAAGTTTTCCCTAATCCTGGTAATTCAAACCTGGGACTGATAACTGCTTTTTTCGAAGCATACCTGAACGCTGACTACACCGATCGAGGACTGCTGACAAAAGAGTGGATGAAGGGTAATCGTGTTTCACACATCACTCGCACGGCTTCCGGTGCTAATGCTGGCGGCGGAAACCTCACCGATCGCGGCGAAGGTTTCGTACACGATCTGACGTCACTGGCGCGCGACGTAGCCACTGGCGTACTGGCCCGTTCAATGGATCTGGACATCTATAACCTTCATCCGGCACACGCTAAACGCATTGAGGAAATTATCGCTGAAAATAAACCGCCCTTTTCTGTTTTCCGCGACAAATTCATCACCATGCCTGGCGGGCTGGATTATTCCCGCGCCATCGTGGTTGCGTCCGTAAAAGAAGCACCAATTGGGATCGAGGTCATCCCCGCGCACGTCACTGAATATCTGAACAAAGTACTGACTGAAACCGATCATGCCAACCCTGATCCGGAAATCGTGGATATTGCCTGCGGTCGCTCCTCTGCCCCGATGCCGCAGCGAGTAACAGAAGAAGGAAAACAGGATGATGAAGAAAAACCGCAACCATCTGGAACAACGGCAGTTGAACAGGGAGAGGCTGAAACAATGGAACCGGACGCAACTGAACATCATCAGGACACGCAGCCGCTGGATGCTCAGTCACAGGTAAATTCTGTTGATGCGAAATATCAGAAACTGCGGGCAGAACTCCATGAAGCCCGAAAAAACATTCCATCAAAAGATCCTGTCGATGCCGATAAATTGCTTGCTGCATCACGTGGTGAATTTGTTGACGGAATTAGCGACCCGAACGATCCGAAATGGGTAAAGGGGATCCAGACTCGCGATTCTGTGTACCAGAACCAGCCAGAAACGGAAATAATCAGCCCGGATGCGAAACAACCTGAGCCAGTAGTGCAACAGGAACAGGAAATAGTCTGCAATGCCTGCGGTCAGACTGGCGGGGATAACTGCCCTGACTGTGGTGCGGTGATGGGCGACGCAACATACCAGGAAACATTCGGTGAAGAGAATCAGGTTGAAGCTAAGGAAAAAGATCCGGAGGAAATGGAAGGCGCTGAACATCCGCACAATGAGAATGCTGGCAGCGATCCGCATCGCGATTGCAGTGATGAAACTGGCGAAGTCGCAGATCCCGTAATCGTAGAAGACATAGAGCCCGGTATTTATTACGGAATTTCGAATGAGAATTACCACGCGGGTCCCGGTGTCAGTAAGTCTCAGCTCGATGACATTGCTGATACTCCGGCACTGTATTTGTGGCGTAAAAATGCCCCCGTGGACACTACAAAGACAAAAACGCTCGATTTAGGAACCGCTTTCCACTGCCGGGTACTTGAACCGGAAGAATTTAGTAACCGCTTTATCGTAGCACCTGAATTTAACCGCCGTACAAACGCCGGAAAAGAAGAAGAGAAAGCGTTTCTGATGGAATGCGCAAGCACAGGAAAAACGGTTATCACTGCGGAAGAAGGCCGGAAAATTGAACTCATGTATCAAAGCGTTATGGCTTTGCCGCTGGGGCAATGACTTGTTGAAAGCGCCGGACACGCTGAATCATCAATTTACTGGGAAGATCCGGAAACAGGAATTTTGTGTCGGTGCCGTCCGGACAAAATTATTCCTGAATTTCACTGGATCATGGACGTGAAAACCACAGCGGATATTCAACGATTCAAAACGTCTTATTACGACTACCGCTATCACGTTCAGGATGCATTCTACAGTGACGGTTATGAAGCACAGTTTGGTGTGCAGCCAACTTTCGTTTTTCTGGTTGCCAGCACAACTGTTGAATGCGGACGTTATCCGGTTGAGATTTTCATGATGGGCGAAGAAGCAAAACTGGCAGGCCAGCAGGAATATCACCGCAATCTGCGGACCCTGGCTGACTGCCTAAATACCGATGAATGGCCAGCTATTAAGACGTTATCACTGCCCCGCTGGGCTAAGGAGTATGCAAATGACTAAGCAACCACCTATCGCAAAAGCCGATCTGCAAAAAACTCAGGGAAACCGTGCACCAGCAGCAGTTAACGATAAGGATGTGCTGTGCGTGATTAACAGCCCGGCAATGAAAGCGCAACTGGCAGCAGCTCTGCCACGTCACATGACAGCGGAACGCATGATCCGCATTGCTACAACAGAAATCCGTAAAGTACCGGAACTAAGAAACTGTGACTCGACGAGTTTTATCGGTGCCATCGTACAGTGTTCACAGCTCGGACTTGAGCCAGGTAGCGCCCTCGGTCATGCATATCTGCTACCGTTCGGCAACGGAAAAGCAAAAAACGGTAAGAAGAACGTACAGCTGATCATCGGTTATCGCGGCATGATCGACCTTGCCCGTCGATCAGGTCAAATCATCAGTCTGTCAGCTCGTGTTGTCCGTGAATGTGATGAATTCAGCTATGAACTTGGCCTTGATGAAAAACTGGTTCATCGTCCCGGTGAAAACGAAGATGCCCCTATAACCCATGTCTATGCTGTTGCAAAACTGAAAGACGGAGGAGTGCAGTTTGAAGTCATGACCCGCAAACAAGTAGAAAAAGTTCGCGACACACACAGCAAGGCGGCAAAAAACGCAGCGTCAAAAGGGGCGTCGTCCATCTGGGATGAACACTTTGAAGACATGGCCAAAAAGACAGTGATACGAAAACTGTTCAAGTATCTGCCGGTATCTATTGAAATCCAGCGTGCAGTATCGATGGATGGAAAAGAGGTGGAAACAATTAATCCAGACGACATATCGGTTATAGCCGGGGAATACAGTGTAATCGATAATCCAGAAGAATAATCCAGCCTGGCGGTGTAATGCACCGCCAACGTGAGATAGTTTTTATGACAAAAACTTTGAGATATGACGATGTTAAACCATGTCCGTTTTGTGGTTGTCCATCAGTAACGGTGAAAGACATTTCAGGATATTACCGGGCAAAATGCAACGGATGCGAATCCCGAACTGGCTATGGTGGAAGTGAAAAAGAAGCGCTCGAAAGATGGAATAAACGAACCACTGAAAATATTAATGGAGGCGTTCATGTATAAAATTACCGCTACAATTGAAAAGGAAGGTGGCACTCCTACTAACTGGACAAGATATTCAAAATCTAAACTAACGAAATCAGAATGCGAAAAAATGCTCTCAGGTAAAAAAGAAGCAGGCGTTTCCAGAGAGCAGAAAGTAAAACTGATAAATTTTAATTGCGAGAAACTTCAGTCCTCGTGAATTGCATTGTATTCAAATTAAAACTTCATAGCTGATTATTAATAATCAACATCAGGCGTCAATTTCAGTCTAACATTGGCGCCTGCCAGAGGTGATGCGATGGCACAAGTAATCTTTAATGAAGAGTGGATGGTTGAATACGGCCTGATGCTTCGCACTGGTCTGGGGGCCAGACAAATTGAAGCATACCGCCAGAACTGTTGGGTGGAGGGCTTCCACTTCAAACGAGTATCTCCTTTAGGTAAGCCAGACAGCAAACGAGGGATTATCTGGTACAACTATCCAAAGATAAATCAGTTTATCAAAGACTCATGATATGTCTAAATTACCAACAGGTGTCGAGATTAGAGGTAGAAACATTCGCATCTGGTTCATGTTTCGAGGAAAACGATGTCGGGAAACATTAAAAGGCTGGGAGATTACAAACAGTAATATTAAAAAAGCCGGAAATTTAAGAGCGCTGATAGTTCATGAAATAAACTCCGGTGAATTTGAGTATTTAAGACGTTTTCCCCAGTCCAGCACTGGGGCAAAAATGGTGACAACGAGAGTCATAAAAACGTTCGGGGAGCTTTGTGATATCTGGACAAAAATTAAAGAGACAGAGTTAACAACAAACACAATGAAGAAAACGAAATCACAATTAAAAACACTCAGAATAATAATTTGTGAAAGTACCCCGATATCATATATTCGTTATAGCGATATCTTAAACTACCGGAATGAACTGCTGCATGGAGAAACGCTTTACCTGGATAATCCAAGATCCAACAAAAAAGGAAGAACCGTGCGCACAGTTGATAACTATATCGCCCTGCTCTGTTCGCTGTTACGTTTTGCGTATCAGTCGGGATTTATATCAACCAAACCATTTGAAGGAGTAAAAAAATTACAGCGAAACAGAATAAAGCCTGACCCGTTATCTAAAACAGAATTCAATGCATTAATGGAAAGTGAAAAAGGACAGAGCCAAAACTTGTGGAAATTTGCCGTTTACTCCGGGCTTCGTCACGGGGAACTGGCAGCTCTGGCGTGGGAGGATGTGGATTTCGAGAAGGGAATTGGCTTTGTTGAATAAATAAGATTTCGTGCGAACGACCCTGTAGCTGGCTGGATTTTCAGGCAATACGCACGCTTTCTGGCA